GGTACCGCTTATGTCATCGGTGCCGACCCTGCTGAGGGACTAACAACTTCTCACCTCAGTGCTGCGGTTGTCCGCAAAGTTATTGATGGTCAACACGTTGCGACTATCCGTGGACAAATATCCCCAAGCGACTTTGCCCGTTTGCTCTCCCAAGTAGGCGCGGACTACAACAACGCCCTGATTAACGTAGAACGTGACAATCATGGCGGTACTGTCATCATGGCACTACAGGAAATTCACACCTATCCCAACCTTTACGTTCATTACAAAGACGTGGTTGTAGGCGGGGACGGACGGGTAGGATTTCCAATGAAGTCTTCTATCTCTCGACTTGACACAATATCTAACATGAAAGACTATGTAAACACAAAACAGTGGACTTCTCCTGACCGTGAAGTTCTCAGCGCGTTTATGAGGTTTGAAGAAGAAGACGGAAAATATCATGGTGAAGACGACGACCTAGTATTTGCCGAACTCCACTGTCATTCTGCAAAAGACCAAGCAGTAGCTATAATGCCAGGGAACAGGAGGAAATCAGAGGCTTACGGCCCTGCTTGGCTAAGGAGACTGTAGTTGGCAAATCTACAAACGATTCCTCTCGAAGCCCCTGTTATCCAACCCCCTGTAATCCGCACCTTCCCTGCCCCCGACGATGCTGACGTTCTTATTGCTATCAAAGAACACGTTGCCTTTTGGCAACCTTGGCTGGAGACAGTTAAAGATTCCTATGATATGCGGATGATGAAGTCCGCTGACCCCGTTGGTGGAGAGTTCATCACTCCTGATGTTCGTGTTGGGTTTAACCTTGCTAAACACATGCTCTCCCGAAGAAAGTCCCTCTACGCCATTCCACGTTCTACTGAACAGGACGAAGCCCAACACCGTATCAACTCCGATACTGAACGCCTCCTCGAACACGTCTGGGAAGCAAACGACTTCAAACTCCGCCTTCAAGGACGGGAGTCTTTTGACAGACAGATAGCTGACTGGGCTATTGGTACAGGGATGATTGATGTGCTTTGGTATGTTTCTCAGGATGTTGACGGGTTTCCTATATTCGTAGCAGACCCTCTCGACCCAACCCAGACCTTCCCCGAATTTGGTTCTATCGAAGACGGACTTCTCGCTGTTGACCGTGTATTCCAGCAATCATCCAAGTCTTTGGAACGTGAAGGAGTACGGAAGGGTTGGGACTTATCCAAGGTCAACTTCAAACAGAACCAGAAGTTTATGACTGTTAAAGACCATTGGGAACAAGAAAAATTCCCAGACGATAAATACGCTGTGTACCATGCTATTTTTATTGAGGATAAAAAAGTCTGGGGTGAGTTTGAAGACTTGCCCGAAGGCATCCCCATTGTCAGCATCCCCACTGGTGGTATGCAAACCGCATCCAACTACTTTACAAACCCCTCCGACGCAGCAGCCCACTGGGGAGAAAACATCCTCGTCCCAAGTCAAATGGTTTACCGTATGCGAAACATGTCTTGGCAACTCAACATGCAAGACCTTGTAGACCAAGTGCAGAAAACAATCGTCGACCAGACAATGGGCCGTCGCGGAGTAATGACGGCGGATGATTTTGGAAAAATCGTTCACCTTGATTTGAATGAGTCCGTCCACGAAATCGCAAAACAAGCCTACACTTCACAATTCCAGTCCGCTCATGCTGGCCTAGACCAGATGCAACAACGTGCGCTTTTCCCTTGGACGATGTTCGGACAAACTCCTTTCGACCTCAGCGGTGTGGCTCTGGAACAATTAAACTCCGCAGCTATTACTGTAATCGGCCCTGCTCAGGAAAGCATTGAGTTTGCCAAGACAGTAATCTCCCTTGGCTGGTTGGCAGAGTTCAAACGCCGATGGGGTGGTACTGGAGTGACTCTACGAGTAAGTGGTGTGTTTGAGAACAAAACCCGCACGCTTGTACTGTCTCCTGAAGACGTACCAGAACGACCAAACCTCCGTATAACAAAACCCATAGACCTCGCAGCAGACCAGATAACCAAGGCAAACATCGCCCGTCTTCTCCGTCCACAAGGCGACCTTGCTGATTACGAGTACATCGCTGATAAAGTCCTTGAACTGCAAGACCCTGATTTAATGAGGGAAAGAATCCACGACGACAGCGTGTACCAAGACCCTGCTGTACAGGCAGCACTCGCTCTGGAAGCCTTAGATAAAATGGCCGAGGCGCGTGCCCAGGAGGGCGACGCGCGAGGCGAAGCAATTCTACGTTCTGCTTTTGAACGGCTCAATGCACAGTTCGAGGAAACAGCAGCGCAAGGAAACGCACCGCCTCCACAGCCAGGGGTATTCCCTCAAGTCCAACCTGATTTAGCGCAACAAAGACCTTTAGAACGACCTCAGTAGAAATTCTAGTTGTTTACTTATTATATTTTACCGTTGGGTTTTTGGCCAGGAAGATAGCTATTAGGTACTAGCCGAAAACCTAACGGTAGTAACTAAATTGGCTAGGAGATAAAAAATGGGTCTTCCAGGAGTAGATTGGACTACGTATAACAGGAGACGTCAAACTCCACTTACTGTAGTAATGAATGAGTTTAAGGCCCGATGGGGCAGGGTGCCAAGCCCAACTGAAATGGATTACATAGTTTGGTCTTTGGGTGGAACTACAGAAGTACCTAAAGAAATAGGTGTGAGGCTGGCTCGTCCAGGGCTGCTCACTAGGATGTTTCCTGGTGGAACATCGGGTAGGGCAGCAGTACAAACAGTAACTAACAAGATTGACGAAATTGTTGAACAGGCTGCGTACAAATTAGGGTATGACCCATATGAAGAGTCACTACTTGGTACGCCTCAGACCGCTGCTGAATTTATGAAGAACAGCTTTAGTGTGGATGAACTTTTTCCTGAATACGTTACTGGGATGGACACTAAAGCTGCGAACCAAGACCTGTGGGTTTCAGATTTACGCAGAGCAGGACAATTAGTTCCGCAGAATGCACTTAGTAATGTACAAGGGGATTTGTTCTACGACGAGTTTTACGCAGCAGTAAAGGGTCACTTAGATGCAGAACCAACTGAAGGCCAACTTAACGCAATTCGTCATTTTTACTTTTCTGTTCGTTACGGACAAGAGGCAAAGAGTTACCTTGAGTTGAAAAACGGAATTGACGCTATATTCAAGAATAGCGCGTATCTTCCTTATCTTAATGAGATTCTCACAAATTCCACGTTAGAACTAAGTAATCTAAAAGACCTGGGAATGGCGGCTGATGCTGGAGAAAAACCCAGCCGTTACCTCCTAGGAGGAGGAGTACCATCTTTAAAACAGGCTCTACAAGGGGAGAAGCCTGTAGTTGAGGAAGACGATACTTTAGTAGGTATCTACAACGCAAAGTATGGGGGCGAGATAGACAAGAACGATGAGGACTACCTGAGAGACATAGCAGCGTTAACTGCGTTGGAGATAGAAATACCACGCACATTTAACAGAAACCTATACAGCGAGCGCGTTATGCGTGTTCTGGTGGAAAATATAAATCCAGACTTTTTAGACCCAATGGGGTTTAACCAAATCAGACTTAATGGAGCGATTAACACAGCACTAGACAACTTAGTAGAGTCTGGAGAACTCCCTGCTACCGCAATCTCTGATATTTTGAACAAATCGAACTATATGGAAAGGTTTCGTAATTACATCCAACTAAGAGGCGAACAAGATAGCGCACTCCATGCAATGACTGGGCAGCAAGCTGTCGAATACGTTCTGACGGAGATAGCTCCTTTATTCACGGAGATAGAAGACTCCAGAGTAAAGGATAAAGTTATAGCTCCGCTTATTGCGGACGAAATCACAAAGATTGAGATACAGGATGAGGGGCTTGAGCATACGGCAGCGATTAAGACTCTCAGTGACAGAACAGACGAAATGATAGCTAAAGTCCTTATTGACCAGGCTGTTCACGAACAACAACAAGACGAGTTAGAACGTACTGTTGAAGGGCATAAACGGGAAGAGTTTGACTTTGAGTCAGCAGTATCAGACATAGTTGCGCGAACATGGCAGCCGTTGCACCTAAAATCTATTGCTAATATTAAAGAGGCAGCAGCACAGGAAGCAGAAGATACTAGGCGGTTACGTGAGATAAATGATGCTGCTATGTATGTGCAAGACCAGAAGAACATTGCTGGTTGGGATACTTACAAAAGGGCTGCACAGCTTGCTTGGACAGCACAAGGCAAAGACCCGACGGAATTTAGTGCAGCATTGATGCAAAGATTCACTGATAACGGAAGTGACCCTAGTTTAGCGTTAGGTGCGCTGTCTCGCAGCTTGTTTGAATCGGGGGCATTTGGGACTACAACGCCTGAAGGTGCGATAGTTCCCACTGAGCTTAAAACAGACTTTACTGCTTTGTTAGAAGGACAAGCAGTCAAAGAAAAAAGTCTTAAAACTTTAAGTGGGTTTAGTTCTGTCGAGATGGCTATAGCCAGTCCCGTTGGAAGGGCTGCTCTTGAGGCAATGGCTCCAGGATTAACTGGAGAAGACCAGCGACAGATAGATTATCTTCAAGGTGAAATAGACAAAATTGCAGGAGGTATGGAGTATGCCCAACGTACTCCAGAAGAACTACAAGCTGAGATAGATAAAATAAAAGCACGTCCTGCTGAAAGGTTTAAAGCAGTATTAGACGCGCGTGCTAAAGGGATTCCTCTTCCTGACTTTGAGGCTCAATTTGGTTATGACACTGGTGGAGTGGAGATTTCGCAAGAAGTTTGGGCTAACGCTCTTGCAGAGAAAGAAAAAATGCGATTGAGCGTTAATGTAGAAGCTCTTATGGCTAGCGTTGAAGAGTGGCAGAGGCCAGACGTGTATAAGTTCTTAGCTGAAGAAGGTGGTTTGGAACTACTGCGGGGTCAGTACGAGGCGGGGTTCGCTGAACCTGACCAATACTATTATGCTGCGGTAGCGAAAGCTAGGGAAGCAGCAGGACTTGTAGGGGTTGATACAGATGAGCCTCTTGTTGAACCTGAGCCTTACTTTGACGCTTACCCTGAATTAACCGAACCAGGAACGTACGAAGTATCACCAGGAGTAACGGTAACTATTCCAGAGGGGGGTAAAAAACCTCCGCCAGAAGAACTAGAACCAGGAGAGTTGTCTCGTCGAACATTATTTGCTCAGACTGAAGGGTTTGAGCGAGCGAGGTCTGTGGAAAGACGAAAAGCCAGAGGGGAAACGTTCCAAAAATTTCTTAGTACTGCTCTCCCTGAGGCAATGAAAGCACGAACAGCAAGAATCGCAGGGTTCAAGGGGTCTAAGTTAGTTAAAGGTACTGCTTTAACTGGTGGACGACGTGTTCGATTCTAGTAAGGAGTGATATGGCAGAAGATACTGGGGTTAAGACCCCTGCTCAAAAACTAAACGAAGCCTTGGCTAACATAGCAGAAAGTCAAAGGCAACCAACATCAGCAGCCCCTTCTCTTGGTGCTCCACAGGAAAGGGTTATCCCTGAGGAGAGAGACAGAGGTTTTATTGGTGATATTCTTGGGGGTTTTACTAAATTCGGAGGAAAAGTCCTTGGCCCTATGGTGGACGCGCTTGCCCTTCCAGGGGATATAGCATCGTACTACGCTTACAAGCAGTTTGGTGGTAAAACTTCTATGGAAGACCGCGAAACTCGTAGGAAAATGTCTCGTGTACACCAGGAGTCAAACTGGTGGGGCAGGATGCAAGAAAGACAAGACATCCAAAACAGTCGGCAGAGTATGTTTTGGGGAGAGAAGTTAATAACTTCTATAATGCTTGACCCTTTGACGTATACAGGGTTTGGTTTTTACGCGAAGGCTCCTGGTCGTGCAGGAAAGTTATTAGGCGCAGCGGACAGGTCAGTCAATACGTTAACTATGAAAGCGACACAAGGAACAGTAAGAGGTCTTAGTAAACTACTAAGTATTCCCCCTGGAGTTATCTCCCGATTAACGACTACTGGACTAAAACAGCTTGTGGATAAGGGTGAAATATCTGGGGACACTGCAAAGATTATTGAAGGGACATGGCTTGGCACTCAGAGTCTGACGTATAAAACTTCTACTGTTCGGGATGAAGTGCGTTCAGCATTTGGGGCTGCTATGGACAGGCATAGTGGGCTTCCTGTTCGTAACTTTGGGGAAGATGCAACTATTACAAAGAACTTTCTTGACTCGTTGTTTAATGTTCCCCGTAGTCAGCTACACAAAGCCGACGATGGCCTCTTAGCCACCCGTGAAGCTATTGAGAATGTATTTGTAAATAAGAAGACATATGAAAAATCAAGTTGGGTGAAGAAGGCTTTAGAGCAGAACCCTAACATGAAACTAACTCCTATGAAGCAGCTTGAAATTAACGACGTTGTTAATGGCTACTTACAAGGAATTGAATCGCTTGACTCTGCTAAGTTTAGTCTTATGACAAAATTGTTTAACAACCCTCTTGATTCCGCACTAATGGACGAGGTGGGGGAGTTTCTTCTTACCGCGAAGGAGTCACAGAAGACATTTATTGACCGCCTAGGAACTTTGGGGCCGATGGCAGCTATTGAGCACCTAGGCTTACACGCTGCCAGACAGGCGGGGGACGAAGTTAGAAGTGGCATCCAAGCTGTACGCCAGACTCAAGGTATAGTAGGCCGTCTTTTGAATGGGGTAGACAAAAGTTATACCGCTGTTTGGCGGAACACCATTGAAAGATATATGATGCGTCCCTTTTCCGAAGCTGTGTTGGCGTTTCCCATGTACCCAGTAGGAAATGCGATTGAAGATATTTACTTTATGGCTGCTGGCGGTGCACTTCCAAGAGGAATAAAAATTGGAGGCATCAAATATGGTGTGGGCTATGACAAAGTAGGGGGAACTCTTAAAGAGTTTAACGAAGTATTTCAGGGAGTAAACATTCCTGGGTTTGAACGAATGAGAAGACAAGGCCGAGAAGGTATATCTGACTTAGCAGGTATGCTTGGAGAAAGACACAGAGGAAAAGCAGATTTTACTCTCCTGCCCACAAAGATATTTGGTCAGGAAAAAATAGGTAAGGTTAGTGTTAGTCTCTTAGGCCGTTTCTGGATGGATGCGTCTAACAAGATAAGTGAGACGCTCCGCAGAGGTTTCTTCGTCTCACGGCAAGAAACAAACTTTAGACGACTCCTTGCGGAAGCAGCAGAACAAGACCCTTTAGTATCGGACTTTTTGCGGAAGTTGGAATCTGTCCCACAGACGAACGTTTTAGAATTGTCAGATGGATTATTGCAGAAGGCCACCCTCTTTGCTGCCAAAGGTGACGTTGGTGGTTTGCGTAAAATAGCTGAACAGTACACTGGCCCTCAAATCCAAGAAGCAGACATGCTAGAACGTATCCATAAGCTCTCCGCTGAAAATATTCATCCTTCCACTAAGCGGATAATTGAAAAAGGAATCGAAGAAGGGGATTACAGCCGTCTAGTGGATACTGTTATGAAAAACGCTCTGCGTAATGAAGAGGATATTCTGTCGAACTCCCTAGAAGCGCAGGTTGAATGGTTTGATAACGTCCTTGCACAGTTTAACCATGCTGAACTGAACAATAAGGATGACTTAGCTTTCGTAATGACTAGCTTCCATGATGCTCTGAACCAAGCTGAGCAGATTCTAACTGCTAACATGGAAGCTACCTTTAACCGAATGGGAGACAGGTTTGGCTCAGTGGAGCAGAAACTGATGGCGGAGGCATATGAGAAAGCAGCAGCTTTTAAGGACTTACTTAAAGTAAAAGGCAAAGAAATCGGTGATGCGTACATAAAAGCTGCTAAGAAGATGGGGATTAACGTCAACGAGTCTGTAGCAACTTCACAAAGAACACTAGAAATAGTAACAAAACGGTGGGAAGAGGACATTCTAAGACACGCGGAGCATTTTGGTAGTGGTAACCGTATGACACAGAAACCTAGTGCTCTTGAATGGAGACATATTCGTCAAGATATTTGGGCACCTCACAGAAAGGAAATGGCTGGAGCCTTGGGAGAGGCGAAAAGAGCTACAATCATGGACGCTTTCGGGGTTGGCCCTCACGTTGATAACTTAGAAGATTTTGTAGCACGATACGAAAAATCCCCATTAGCTCAAGCTATCAAGACTCCCATTGGTCATGGGGATTTGTTGGCGAGAAAGCAGCTAGAACTTGGAGAGTTAACAAAGGACTTAAAGAAACTAGCTAAAGCTAGTCGTTTATCTCCTACTGAGGAGGCTAATATTAAAGTCTGGATTAACGAATTAGCTGATTCCCTTGATATTCAAGCTGCTGTAGCAAAGGGAGGAGCACTTCCAACTACTTCTTTTGGAGGAAAAATTGGAGGGGCGTACCCAATTCGTCAAACCGTAACTGGAGCAACTGGCCCTGCGAAAGATGTAGGTGAGATTGTAGGCTCTGGAAAAGAATGGAGGTTACAACGCGCCACCGCAGAAGGGATGGCTCCTATAGGAGATGCTGCAACTTACCCTTCGTTAAAACTAGCTAAAGAAGCTGCTTCCAGACACTTCAGGGGGGAAGCTGTTGCTGCTGGCTACCTTTCTCCAGCGGTTCAAGATGTTGATAAACTCCGTAAAGCATTAAGAAGTCCTTGGGAACAAGCCCTTGGAGATACCACTAGAGAATCAAAACAGGCTTTTACTAACTACGCTGATGAAGATGCGATTGACTATCTTTTCAAACATATCTTCCCCTTCTGGACATACGCTAAGAATATTTGGCCTCGGCTGATTCAAAACGGTGTCGCCCATCCTTATGCCAATAGATTAGGTGGCCCTCAAAGTGGTTACTGGAACTCTACTGATGACGGATATTTAGACGCGGGTGTATTTGGTATGCAAGCTGCTCCATATAGAGGACTGGGGATAGGCCGAATTAAAAAAGCCTTCGCCCAAGAGTATGAACCACGCTACACAGGAGTTTCAGGAGAAGTAGAAAAAGCAGCTAATGCTGTTGAGCGTTGGGGGTTTTACCCTGGATTTCCTTGGACAATCACAGCATCAAGAATATCGTCGTGGAATGATGGAAGTGAGTTTGAAATTGGAGAAAACCTTCCTCCGATGATGGAGTCTGTGGTAAACACAGCCTTGCTCACTGGGTCAGTTCTTGGACTAGACGCGACTAACAGCGTGGCTGAAGCAGTACGAATGGGAAGGTTCCGCGAAGCTGGTGAGCGAAGAATCGCTTTTTCCTTAGGGTACGACCCAGTGAATATGACATCTGACGAAAAATTAGATGTCCAAAAAAGAGCCAGTGCGTTTGCTGTTCTTAACAGCACTCTTTCCTTGCTCAGGCTCAGACCAGAAAGATATGAAGAGTACAAAGCGGAGTACAAGAAAGCACAGGCGATGGTTTTTAAAATATCTGTGGAAGAGTTGGAACGACTTCAGAGCGAAGGGATAAACATATTTGAAGAACAGCCATTGTCTCCAAATGAAAGGCAGCAGTTACGAAAACTAATGGATAACTCTTCCTTCGGTGATATTCAGAAAGAGTATATGTCTATCAATATTCCTTTCAAGACTGTTGAGGAGCGGAGAATCGCTGAGGCAAAAGCTAAGATGTTTGATGAGTATGACAAATGGAAAGATATGACTCTAGACGAACAAATGAAAGATGATGATAAGTTGTCCGAAGGGCGAATATCTTCTTCAGAGTGGAGGAAGAATCGTAAAATTAGGTACGCTCGGAAGAGTGCCGTATGGGAAGCTGCACGAAACACGGCTGGCCTTACCGACGAGGATATGGAAGAAGAAAGGTTTCTGAATCCGCTGAATGGGCATGTTCGATGGGACTTAGTAACCGAAGAACAGAACCGAGTGGTAGGTGAGCTTATTGATACAATCGGTGGTAACAAAAAACTGATGCTTAAAGAATTTCAAGATACCCGACTAGAGGGCCGTACAGAGCTTGAAATAAAGTATATGCGGGGTATCCAACGGGGGTATATGGACTGGTTTAACACGAGGAAAGCTATTGATTGGTACGCAAAAGGAAATAGTTCGATGCTTGAAACCCTTAGAAGTATAGAAACATCTACAGAAATAAGTTCCCAAGACCAAAGAATGGTTATTGCCTCAGGTGCACCGAGAGCGTTAGCCAACTTAACAGGAAAAACTCCAGGGGAGTCCCTACTCCGAAGTGTAGTTCAACAGTATAGAACACATTTAATAAAAGATGACCTTGATGGAGATTTAGATTATTGGTTGCGACAGTTTTACGAAATTATCCCACGATAGGGATTGACAACAATTAGAATTTAATTCACAATTCTTTGCATAGACCCCTCCCTGGCTAGACCAGACGGGTTGAAAGGAAGTAATGGAGCAACAAACCATTCAGGCCGAACCCAATGTGGTTCCGTCTCAGACAGCGACGGATGGAAACATCCCTCCCGCCGAGACACCTACGTTGGAATCCCAAGCGACCCAAATCAAAGAACTGACAGAGAGGTTGAAGAACACACGTCAGTACGGCGATGAACAAAAGAATAGAGCAGATGGGCTAGCGAAAACTGTAGAAGAATTAAACCTACAGCCTTCTGGCCCAATTCCAACAGTGGACGATGCAGCAATGGCAAATGAAATTGCTCGACTTAGGGCGATTGAACTCCAGCATATAAAGACTAATTTGAAGTCAACGTATAACTTGTCTGATGATGAAGTCTCTGCGTTGGAGGGAAGCAACCAGTTTGAGTTAAACGCAAGTGCCATGCAGGTGACTTTGCAGAAGGTGGCAGCAGGTACTCTAGGACTTATTCCTTCGGTACAAGCTACAGAGCCTACAGTTTCCACCCCACCGCAAACACCTCCGATTGCAGGAGTAACAAGCACTCCTGGGGCATCTCCAACGGCTGCAAATTCTCAGTCAAGCCTTTCTGACACCGAACTTGCTATGGCAATTATGGACAAGGCAGCAGGACGGGCGTAGTTTTTCTTCCTCCTGATTAACGGGAGGGTAACATGGCAGCTTCAGGTGGACATTGGGCGAGTCTTGCTGAGTTAAAGAAGCTCGGTCAAGCACAACTGATTCCTGGCGTAATGGACGGCACAGCCACCACTTTCCGTGGTGGGATATTGCCAGTAATTCCCCTAGCACAAGCTAAGGGTACTTCTATTCAGTGGAATGAAACCGCATACGACCGTCGCGCACGTAACGCTGACATTGGTGACACGTTGACATGGGTCGACAATGTTACCTACACGCAGCGTGAGACGGAACTCAAGACTATCTACGACCAGACACCATTGAACAAAATGGTGGCTAGCATCTACGACACCGTGAACAACTACGAAGCACAGCAACTCATTGAGCTTACAGGTTCGATGGTTCGACGTGTGGAAGACCAGTTGATTTACGGCGACGCTACTTACGGAACCAAACAATTCGACGGCCTTCATGCTTGGGCTGAGATTCAGTCTGGCAACTTGGACATCGACGAAGGTGAAGGCGCACTTTCCCTTGCTAACATGCGGTCACTTCGTGACGCTATGAAAGGCGGGATTGACGCTTGGCTTACGAGCTACGAAATCGGTGCCAGATTCGACGAACTCATGGAGATTGGTGTTGGCTCGAACATGCCTCTTACATCACTCGCCCGTGGTCTTGACGAGTTTGGTAAGCCTATTCTTCTTTACGCGGGTGTACCTATTGTCCGTTCAGACTACATGGTTGCTGAACAGGCAAACACTGGTGTTGGTTCTAATGAACGTCAGAAGAACTCATCTGGTACAAGCCAGTATTCCATCCTCGCTGTGAAGTTTGGACAGGTAATGTCTGGACAACCTGGGCTTACGCTTGGGTTTGGAGGCGACAACAACGCACTTGGACAGCCGTTTAGAATGGAACGGTTCGACAAGTTGGAAGACTTCGACGCTGCTGGTCTGCGCCTGACAGGTTACTTCGGTCTTATGGCTGGTGGCCCTTTCAGTGTAGGCCGTATCTATGACATCACTGACGCAGCTATTACAGCTTAGATTTTGAAGTAAAAAGGAGAGTCTAATGACAACTAATTTTGGACGAATAGCGGTAATGAACCCTAGTGTGGGAATTACTGACCGTTCCCAAGTTGGGGACGCAACTGACTTTATTAACCCTTACGAAGAGTCCAGTTCACAGGAGTTCCCTCTTGGAACCAAACTGGAAATCGGGGATAGGGTATTCAGGTATGTTCTTAACGGGTCTTCAGGTATTACTGCGGGTAAAGTCGTTATGATGCCTGTGATTGAGTCTAACGGTGACGTTACCGACATGGCAGTAGATACAATGGCTATCAACTCCACCAGTTTGACGGGTGTTACCAATGGTGGGAACACGGCTATTACTGCCGATGAGTACGCAGACGGGTGGGCACACATAAACTCTGGTACCGCAATAGGCACCTGTGTTCAGATTAAAAGCCACCCCGCAGTAGCGACAAGTGGGAGTGCTGAGTTCAAACTGTATGACCGTCTTCCGCTAGCACTTGCTGCTGCTTCTACTGTTTGCTTAACCCATAGCAAGTATTACAAGATTATTGTTGTCGCAACAGGTTCACTCGGTGCAGTTCCCGCAGGGCAGATGGTAGGAGCTACTGTCGTAGCTCTCACTGCTGACTACTATGGCTGGGTTCTTACAAAAGGCCCAGGTGCTCTGATTGCAGAGGGAACAACAGTTCAAGGTGGGCCTGTTCGACCCAGTGAAGGTACAGCAGGGTCTGTTACTCCTGCTGACTTGGATGAATCAAACGCAAACATCCGTATCATTGGGACTGCGGTTCACAGAGTTACAAGTGCAGACGCTGAACTTATAGACGTTAATTTCGAATAGAGGCTCCTGCCACTCACCTTTCGGGGGGTTGGGTGTAAACTAACCCCCCACTTTAGAACAACTTTTTGCCGACACATACGCAAAAGGCGGGGTTGTACGGATACCCCGCTTATGGGGTATTTTTTGTTAGAAGGAGAAAGCTATGGCACTTAGAACCCTAGGTCGGAACACACTCACTGTAGATAATACTGCTGGGGGAGTTCAGATTGATTCTTCGCTCCGACCTAACCACGCTGATGGGAATAAGAATATCGTTAGCGTCCGCTGTACTGTAGAAACCGCAGAGATTCGTGCGAGTGCAGAGGCCAATGCTGCTGGTTCTCCAACCAACGCAGTTACAGCTTCGGCTCATGGTGAACTGTACGCAGTTGGAGATGTTTTTATGATTCATGGTGCGGATGATATTGAGAACTTCCGCGCAATCAGAACTGGTGGCTCCAGTGCTGCTTTACAGTGTGAAGCCCTTGGTAGTGGCAATCCTGCGTCGTAAAGGAGAGTTAAATGTCGATTGAACTTATTAAAACAGCCCATATAGCATCGTCTGTCGGTGCTGATTCTATAGACGGTGACGCAATTGCAGATGATGCGATAGATTCGGAGCACTATACAGACGGTTCTATTGATACGGCACACTTAGCTGCCGATGCAGTCGATGGCACAAAGATTGCTGACAATGCGATTGACTCAGAGCACTACACAGATAACTCTGTTGACGCAGCCCATCTATTTGACTTAGCAAGGGGCAGCCTCCTTATTGGTAACGGTAGTGCTGCTACCGCTGAATTAACGGTAGGTTCGGATAACTATGTCCTCACCGTAGATAGCAGCGGAGATATAGGATGGGAAGCAGCAGCAGCAGGAGGAATTTCAACTACGTTAACTGATGGGAATATACTGGTAGGTAACGGCTCAAACGTAGCGACGAGTGTAAACCCTTCTGGTGATGTAGATATAGCTAATGATGGTACATTTAGTATTGCCTCGGCTGTAATTGTAAACGCAGATGTTAATGCTTCTGCTGCTATTGACGTGTCAAAGACTGCGTTAACCGCTGGCACGAACATCTCACTCTCAACAAACACTCTGAACGTCGATGATGCCTTCTTGGTCAACGACGGCAGTGATACGACAACTGGAACAATTACCGCAGCAGGATTTACAACCTCTGGCTATATTACATTGTCAGATGATACTCCAGCAGACGATACAGCCACAGGTATCATAGTGACAATGACAGCGTTAACGGGCCTTGCTGTTGGCGAACTTGTCCATATAGACGCAAATGGAAAACTAGACCAAGCCCACGCTGATGCAATAGCAGATATGCCAGCCATCGGGATTGCTTTAACCGCCAATTCTAGTGGTAGTGATGCTGAAGTAAACGTATTACTTCTTGGGATATATCGGGATGATAGCCAATTTAACTTCACTCCAGGTGCTCCTATTTATGTAAGTGATACAACCGAAGGTGATTTTATTGAAACTGCACCCAGTTCAGATGGAGACTTTGTACAAAGGGTGGGAGTAGCTATAACGGCAGACATAATTTATTTCAACCCGTCCCTTGATGTAATTGAACACGCATAGGGGTAGCTAATGGCGAATGAAGTTGAGAAGCTAAATACTATTGCCATTGCCGACATTGAGAAGTTTAACCTCCTTGCCGATAGTGACATCGAGAAGATAAACGGCTTTGAGTTTGCTAGTGCCCCTGCTCTTGCATTTGATGCAGCGTCAGGGGATACGGGTACTGAAGTGAGTTCGATTACGTTTTCACACACTTGCTCCACAACCTCACATAGGCTGTTGGTCGTAAGCGTAAATCTTGCTGCCTATCCAGAAAACCCAACTGTAACCAGTGTTACATACGATGGAGATGCCATGACTGAAGGTGGCACAATAGCTTATCTCAATAATCATCGTACAAGTCTTTACTACAAAGTTGCCCCTGCAACAGGGACAAACGATGTGGTCATTACACCAGCAGCTACCTATGATGTCATTATCGGTGGCTCAGTCAGCTTTGTAGGAGTAAATCAAAGCACACCGTTCGGAACCTTTGCCACATCGTCTGCTGGCAATATTGATGATTCGAGTACCCCCAGCTACGCCACCACAACAGTTTCTAGTGCAGCCGATGAAATTATGGTTTACTCTCAGGGGAATACCTACGGCGCAGCAGGCAACGTGTGGAGTGACTATGCCAGTGATGGTGGTATCGAGCGTCATGATGCCAGTGTGAACACCAGTGGGAAGGACGGCAATGGGTCACTTTATACAAAGGCTGGTAGTAGCGGAGCGAATACAGCGACAGCAGATACACAAAATACCGCAGGACAGTATGGATACCACATGGTGGCTGTTTCCGTTAAACCAGCTTAGAAAAGGACAGATATGGCAGATATATCGGCTCGTCAGTTATCCAGCTTGCCGTATATGGTAAAGGTCGAGGATGATGTCCTCTATGCAGTTGCTGTGGGTGAGGAGGGGTTAGGCTATGTTAGCCTCGTTCATGGTCTGGTAGAGAATACAGAAGGTAGAGCATTTCTAAGTGCCGTGAATAGTGAATTGGGGACAAGTTTTGTTATATGGGGTGATATTGATGCTCGTACTGAAAACCCTGGTCGGTTTGTCGAGGAAACGCATGGTAGTTTGCCAAGATTTTATGTCAGAGTATAGAAGGAGATGCTCATGTTAGTAGACACAGAGGAACAGACCATCGTAG